GAAAAGTTATTAGCTAAGAAGATGCTACGTGATTTGAGTTCATATATGGTAGTGATCCAGGGAATTCTTAATAAAGCAAAACAATATGTTGCCAACGCTCGTAGATTCGGTATTGATGTTACTGGCCCTAGACAGGAACCACTGTGTGTTTTCATATGTGGTGCACCTGGGGTCTTTAAGAGTCAGTTCGCAACCTATATGAATGATGTGATTCAGACACACATTCTTGGTCATAAATTGGAGTACTCTGAGTTAATCAAGAATACATTTTCTATTAATGTGCATTCTGATTACTGGGAGGGTTACGAGAATCACCTTGTCTGTATGATGGATGATTTTATGCAAATGCGTGAGCAAGTAGGAGATGCTTCTTCCCCTAGTAAGATCATTGAAATGATTAACACGATGCCTACGCCGTTGAATATGGCCAATTTAGATGCTAAAGGAACTGTTTACTTTACTAGTAAAGCAGTTATTCTTACATCTAATATGCGTAAGATTGCGTCCGAGGCTATCATTTCTAATGAGGCTTTGGCCCGTAGGATGCACTTTTATCTGGAAATTTCCGTTAAGCCGGAGTTCCAGAAGAGAGATGTTGAATCTGGTCTATTGTCTGGAAGAGCAGATCCTAAAACGCTCCCTCGCGGACCTAAGGGTGAATCTCTGATCCCTTCAGATATATGGAATATAGTGATGTATCAAGCTTGTGACCAACATGGGAATCCAGTCAATCCAGTGTCTGTTGAATGGAGTGACTTAGTCAGATTGGTGAAAGAGCAGTATGATTTCCGCGTGCGAATACACGAGTCAATGCAGGCCAATCTGGACCAGTTTCGTGCTTCTGTCCGAGACTATGGTAACGTCGATTATGATGCTGTTGATAGTGAATATTTTACTAGTGCAAAATCCGATCTTGAAGATCATTGTGACTTTTCAGATTTTAGTGATATGTCAATGTTTCCAGCCTCCATGGATGCGATAAGAATTTATTTCTCATCATATCCAGGTGGTGTTGAGGGATATTGGCATTTCCTGGAATCTAAAGGCATAGATGTCCTTCACACGCGGACTTTGCTAGTGACAAGTCTTAGGGCTTGGCATAAGCTCTTTTGCGAGTTGGCCAGTACGCATCAAAGTGATAGAGCACATTCAGTGGCTTTCAATCAGTTTTGCTCTTTGCTTACTGAACCTGAATATGTTTTATCCTTTAGTGAACTTGTTCTTGAGACTAACATCTTGAGGAAGCGCTTACCATTGCCCTCAAACAAGTATGAGATTAGTTTACTGGATTGTATATCTGAAGTGGACTATGGTATTGATAGGGCCGTCACAGCGTATAGACGGCGCCATGTTTCTGATGCCGTCATCCAAGTAAGATCAGCAGGAGACTATATTAAGTACTTTGGAGTTTCTATGCTCGTTATTACAGGGCTGTTTTATGTTGCCAAGTGGTTTGTGCCCGATACTGTCTCTGACTTTCTTTTCAAATTTCACAGGCTCATCTCTTCACCAACGTCTTACTTCAAGGGGGACGCTATAGTGGATGGTGACGAATCACTTGAATTTGTTCCTGAATCCAGTATTAAGGGTAAGAACCGATTAGTCAAACCGAAAACCCAAAAGATAAGAGCTAGAATAGTCAACTCGGCCACAGAAGGAGACCTTATATTGAATACAGCTGGACGCATGCAG